AAGTTCATCACCTGTATAAGTCTTTACAGAGTGTACCCTTGCATCACTTGTTGCAGTAGGAGTAAGTAATATAGTAGCTTTGTCTAGTACATCAGCATCATCTATATCGGTAATTATATTTCTAGTATCTATTAGGTTCTCACTATAAGTACCTCTAATAGATAACTCTTGTATCAAACGACCTATGGCATCGCCTAGTAGTTTTCTACCTACACTTAATGCTAAACCTAATCCTAACATATATTAGTTGTTATATCCTATTGCTACTCCACTTGTTAAAGTGATACCTGTAATGTTCATAAATAATACTGTACCTGCTGGTATAGTAGTTGCTAATGCTGATGGATTAGCACTTGAACCATCTAAGTTACCTGCTGTAATAGAAGCAATTACACACTCTGTTACAAAGTGTACTGCGTAAAAATCTGCACCTGTTACTGCTGATGTAGTAATTATTCTTGTTTTACCTTTCTTACCTAATTGCTCGTTTAATAAATCTGTTGTATTTTTTACTGCCATTTTATATATTTATTATAATTTTTAAATGTCTGATATAGATTGAATTTGTTTTTTTAAATCTTCTGCTTCTTTTTTAGCTTTTTCAAAATAATTGACAGGTACATCAATTAAAGATTTTGGAAGTCCTATTTCTTTTGCTGCTTTTACATACTTATTAACTAATTGTTCTGTTTTTTGCACAAGTTTTATATTATCTGCTGAACTATTTTTACCATCATCTATTAATTTTCTTAATGTTGGTATTTCTTTTTTTAATATCTTTAATATATCATTAACACCTTGTGAGTTAAAAATAATTTCATCAACATTTTTTTTAATATCTTCATTTAATGCTAACTCTACCTTTTCTGCTTTTAGCGTAATTCTATCTAATTCGCTTTTTGCTTTATTTTCAAAGTTTAAATCCATTATATACTTATGTATTGTGTGTTACTATTTGTTGTATTCTTATTGCTTGTTGGTGTGTATTGAGTATACGATACCTCTGTTACACTAGCATCTTTTACTAATGCCTTACCTCGTTCTATAATCCTTGCATCAGTTAATGTACTATCATCAGTTAAATCGTTAGTAGTAACTTGATAAATTACATAAGTATAGAACCCCTCTGCACCTAAACTAATATCTGTACCCTCTGTAAAGTCTACTTTGCTATGTCTAGGCTCAACAGTTTCAGTAGGATTAACAAAATAGCTTTGTTTAGTCATATCATTGGTAAACTTAATAAATATATATGGACTGCTAGTCAATCTTTTCTTACTTGTAAGATTAAAGTATAACTCGTTTGCTACTCCTTTATTTATTACCACCATAATATAAAATATAAAAAACTATGTTTTATTTACAATTAGTCAAAAAAAAAGTGGGATAAACCCACCTTTTTCTTAAATTATATTGATAATTACGATACAGTTACTGTAAAATCTGCATTATCGAAAGGTGTAGTAGTATAGTCTGCAACTACTAAAGCTGGACTATCTTCCATACCTACGAAAGTTAAATCGTAACCATTCATATCACCAAATGCTACACCACTATTAGCAGTACCTGTTGTAAGTTCCATACCATTAGTAACACCTAAGCAAAAGATAACTCTCTTACCAGCAGAGTTAGTACCATTTGTTTCAACAAATACTAATAATCTGTTTTGTGCTAATAATTTAATTTCGTTTTGGTCTGCTACACTTAGTTTGTGTAGTTTTACATTTACTGATGGCTCATAAAATACCGTACCATTTTCAGCACTTGCAGTTACTGTTTCAGTAAATGAAGCAGTACCCCTTACTACGTTGTATTTAAACAAGTCCGTAGTAATATCCAAGTCAGAAACAGAACCAGCACTATGAGTTACAGTAGCATCTTCTAATTGACAGAAATAAACTGCTCTTACACCACCGATGATGTCTTTACAATCTAATGCTCTACCTGTTGTTAATTCACAAGCCATATTCTTTGTGTTTTATTAGTTAAGGGGGGTTTTCACCCCCCTGTACTTATTTTAATTATGATTGGTGTACGATGTCTGCACCAATTCCATGCTGAACTCCACCTGTAAACTTAGCTACAACTCTGATGTTATCAGAACCATCTAAGTCAGCCATATCTAACATACGAATTTCAGAGTGGTCAGAGATTAAATCTGTACCAAAGAATAAGTTAGATTTTTGAGCAGCTACCATTTGGTTGTCAGGCATACCTTGACAAACTGCAATCTTAACACCCTCAAATTCAGGAGTGTATTGACCCATATGATTGAAAGGGAATGCAGATAAAGCAGAGATAGCAGAAATATAGAAACGATAAGTTTTAGCGTTCATATAGATATACAAATCTTCTTTAGTGTAAACTTGTGCTGGAATAGCAGCTACTAAACCTTGTATGTTAGCAATTACATTACTAGCATCATAAGCAGCAGAGGCACTATCAGTACCTACTGATGCATCACCAGCAAATAAACCTGTACTAGCAGTCAAGAAACCCTCGAACTGACCTGTTGTAGCATCTGCACCACTCCAAATAGAACTCTCTACTGCATCAGCAATAGTTCCACTTAGATAAGACATAACAAATGCAGTAAAGTCACCTGACATATCTCTGTTGTGCGCACCAGCTCTCATTTGAGCAGCTTGCCAATCAGCAAGTAGGTCTTTTTTACAAAGGTCTACATTGATTTGTAATTCTTTAGGGTCTAATACTCTTTCTGTTAAAGTTAGTGTACCACTATCAGTAAAATCACAAGATGCGTTTCTTACTAAATCAGCACCAGCAACTTTAGTGATGTTTCTTTTAGTTTTTACATTCTCTAATACGTTTAAGTATTCAAGAGATGTAGCAGATTTCAACGCAGCAGCAATATACTGACCAGCGTGTTCACCTGAATAGTTTGAAGTTATTGAAAAACTCATTTTTTAATTATTTATTAAGGTTATACATATATTTTTCTTGAGCAGACAACTTCATATAGTCTGCTTTGCTTAATTCAATTCTAGGAGTAGTGTTAGCAGCAAACTTTCGTGCCTTTACAGGCTCTGCGCTAGGCTCACTACCTAAATCTTCAACTTGCTTAGATAACTCAAGGTTTTCGTTTTGCAAATCAACGATATTCTCATCTTTTGCTAAGTTCTCACCTCTTAACTCATCTAATTCAGCTTTGATTGTGTTAAGTTCGCTAGTAACATTTTCTAGTAATTCTCTTACTACGTTACCAACTTCTTCGAGCATAGTTTCATCAGTAGTAGTTTCTTCTTCCATTTCTACTTCTTCTGTTTCTTCTTCTTGCTCAACTTCTTCTTCTTCTTTAGCAGATACCTCTAATACTACACCATTCTCATCAGTAGAGAACTCTGTACCATCTTCTAAAGAGTAAGTACCTTGTGGCATTGGAGTTTGCTCACCATCTTCTGATAAGATGTTAAGTACTACACCCTCTGCTAACTCATCTGCTTCTGATACTACGATAGTACCATCTGCTAATTTGGCTTCGTAAGCTAATTTTACTTCTTGTTCTTCGGTATCTATACCTAAAGCAACTTTTATACGTTCTTTTAAATCCATAGTTATTTAATTATATTATCTGTATTGTCCAGCGTTAAGTTCTTTTATCCAATATTCAGCAGTATTTTCGTAACCTTTTAAAACATTTACCTTACCACTAATTTCATTACCTAAATCTATACCTAGTTCTTTAGCTTGTTTTTCTATTTTTTTAGCAACATCAATAGCTTCACTAGATACTCTTAATAGTTTTAAAAAATCGTTATCTACTTCTAGTACAATTTTTCTTAATTTACCTAAACCATTGTTTTCAGCAATCGCACTAGCTTTTTGTGCTTCTTTAAACATTTTGTCAAAATCTGCTATACTAGCCAACTCAACTTTTTCAGCTTTCTTAAACTTACTAAGTTCGTTGTAAAATTTATTCTCCATAATATAAAATATAAATAAGTTTGTTTTGTTTTATTTTGTGTCTATTTTATCTAATTTTCTTATAGCCCAATTAATACCACTATCGCCTCCCCAAGCATCGTACATCAAACCACCACAACCCTCTGAATAGGGTACATCTTTATGTTGTTCGTGTCTTTTAAAACTTGCCATACGTGCTATGGTATCTCTGCTTATAGGCTTTCTATCTGCTAGTTGTCTTGCTCTTGTCCAGCCTACTTGTGTACCACAGTCACTACCATTTTCTTCTTTCCACTCTATTGCTCTCTTAGCGTTGCTAGTAGCACCTTTAGGATAGTCAGTATAACTTTCTAATTCTACTTCTGCTTCAATAGGTACGCAGTTAGGTACTTTACGACCATCTTTTATCTTATGTCCTATTGGCTCGTACCCCTCTTGACAAGGATTAGGTGTAATTAAGTCAGTATCAAAACACCCACAATCTTCTTCTAAGATAGTTGCTAGTGTGTCTAGTATCTCGTGGTCAGAACAAGGCATATATACTGTATTACCCTCTAATTCGTGTTCGTGGTAACCCTCGCAACCTAACTCTTTAGCAACCTCAACTGCATCTTCTATATTGTCAAATACAGGGAAGCCATCTATCTCGCCTACTTGTGCGTACTTCTTTTTCTTTTTCTTTTTCTTATCAGTCTTAGCTAGTGTTTCCATCTTATCGACAAAGTAACCCTCTATACTTAAACCTTTCAACTCGCCACTCTTGATACGTTCCCAAACCTCATCGTTGTTTACTCGCATAGATACAAACCAAGTACCCTTTGGCAATTCATAGCCATATAAGTTACTCTTATCGTTTTTGCTATCTTCTACTATCCAACTCTCTACTGTATGCACTCCTGTAACCTTTTCTTCGTGTTGTAAGGTCGCATTGTTAGTGTTTTGGTGCTTCATATACGCTTCAGCAGCCTTACGTACTGTATCAGCAGTAAAATACACATAGTAGTTTCTATCTTTGTTAGCATCGTACCTGTATATCTGTTTGTAAGGTATAAGTGCTGGACTTACTAGCAGTCTTTCTTCTTCGTTTACCTTAGCAAGTGTTAAGTTGCTCTCTATGTCGTTAAAATATACAAAGTCAGTTTCTATTGCTGGACTTGTTACCAAAGATATAGCATCTATTGCTAGTTCTTCGTTATTCTCATCTACAATCAGTTCTACGATGTCATAAGTATCGTGTGCTTTCTCGCACTCTTGTAGGGTGTCGTACTTACATTCACCATCACCCCATTTATACTTTCCGTTATCACATTCTTTACAAGGCATAATCTTATTTTTAAATTGTTGCTTTTCTTCTTATTTTACTTAATTTATCTTGTTGCTTAGTCATATCATCAGCTACTACAAAGGCTTTTACAACTCCCATAGTCGTACCTCCTACACCCTCGCCACTTGCGAATGACCGACCACCACCAGCTTCGTTAATTGCGCTTAGAAGTGGTTTAAACATTCTTGTACTACGTGCATTTATTACACTTTCGCCCTTAGATAGTCTTGCACTAACACTATCACTCGTTCCTGTACCATAACCACCTACTAAACCACCTTGTGCAAATTGTGGCTCTTGTACTGATAGTATCTTATTTATGTTTTGCAAACCAGCAGCAAGTGTTGTAGCAGCTAATACAAAGTTTAATGGTGGTGGACTACTTGCAATAGCTTCTGATACACCTTGATAAGTGTTTATTGTTGCTTGTGCTACTGCTGCTGCTTTACCAGCATTAGTTTCTTCGCCCATTATTTGTTTTATATTCTCTAAACTAGCGTTAGCAGTATCTAAGTCTGCCATAGCTTGTTGTCTGCGTATCTCATTAATGGCTTTAGCTTTCTGTTCTTCTAATGCAGTAATATCAGTACCACTTTTTTCGGCTAATCTAAATAGTTCATCATACTGTTGCTCTACTTCTA